TTAGCTTAGAAGTTGTATCGATAATAATGTTACCCTTGACACTTAGGTCACCAACTGTATAGAACTTGAAAGCTGATTTAAGTTCTAGATTGGCTTCAATACCAACATTGGCACCAGTGACATTGGAAGTGAGGGTGTTGCCAATTAAAATTGTGTTTGCGGCAAACTTACCCCAGAGCTTAGAATTAAAATTAGCAGTGGCGTTGCCAGTAACACCCTCAGAGGTATTAGCAGTAATTACAGCATTACTAATTGTTTGTGCCATTTGGTTAGTGATGGCAACCCAACTTGCAAATGTATCTGAATTTGCATCAATTGAATTAATTGTTACTGACATTTTCTTTCCTCAAGTACAGCTTTAAGAAGTGCCTTTAATTCTGCAACTTCACTTTGTAAGTCCTGTATCTTTTTGTTTTGCTTCTTTCTAAGTTTATAATCTCTCAACTTAGCTGTATTAGTATTTAACACAGCATTTGTTTCTATATCTCTTATATAGTCAGGATTTTCCTGGACTCTGTAAATTACATCTCTTTCCATATTACATCTGTAGAGCAATAACTCTTAAATCATTAACCTTAGGATAAAGATGCTCTAAACCAGTATCAGAAGTCAATACCAATTTAACAGCAAACTTTTTAATAACTTTATTATAGCCACTGCCACCATATACTGGACCACCAGTTACGCCACCTGTTGAGTTAGCTCCAAGATATGAAACAGGTACAGTGTTGTTTGCCTGGAATGCAGCTAATGCATTACCAGCAAGAGTTGCACTTGTTGCAAATGAGTAAACATATTCTAGATACTCTTCTGGTGCATTAGTGTTTCTAACTGTGGCTGGATTTTCGTATGTCATCTTAGACCAGACCTTTGTATCAAATGGTTCTGGATCTGTGTCACTCCATACCTTTGTATAGACATGAATTTCTGTATTGGCTGGCTTATTAGCAGTAATAAAGATTCTTAGATCTTCTGCTTCCTGCTCATCCTCTAGTGTAATAACCTTAGAGATGTATCTTGATTTAGCACCACCACCATCTTTATGCTCATTTGTTGTATTTGCATTAACAACATTGCGCAATAGAATAACATTATTACGAGTTAAGTCAATTGCTGGAGAAATATAATCATTATCGGAACTAATGGCTGCTTCAATAATAATAGAGGAATTTGAACACTGCTTGCCAGATGGAGTTACACCTGTTCTAAATTCATTGGTTGCGTCTCTCTCATCTGTCTCGCCAAGCCAATATCTTGTTCTATCTCTAAATTCTAATTCTGTATTATTATCAATTAGCTTATTATCATCCTGAACATACTTTGTTCCATTATACTTTGCGCCCTTATATGTAAGTGTAACGCCAGTAAATGGAATCTTGTTTATAGCTAGTTTTGGTACAATTGCATGGTAGGCAAACTTGGTTAGACCATTATTTGCTGTACTGTCAATTCTTGCTACGCCTAGCATACCAGAGTTATTAGATGATGGGTTTCCTTCTTCACCAGTTCTTACGAATACAATATCCGTGTTTGCTGTAAAATTGCCTGAAGAGTTCTTTACATATAGTAAGTTATTAACTGTATCTAGTTTAGTTACTACAGCATTTGCAGATGTATTAACATAAGCATTGGACCAGGCATAAACATGGTCTCCTGCTCTAATGTCAATTGTACCTGTGATATTAGATAGATTATAGAATGAAATAACTTCTGTATTATTATTTCTTAATGCTGCAGTACCACTTGTGGCTGTAAATCTGGCTCTATAAAGATTAAACTTAATATCCTGGTTAATTAAGTCAGCATACTTTTGCTTGTTACCTGCAAAGTAAGCTGTTTCAACAACTGGGTTTGAACCAATTGGCTTATCTGTAGCTAGGTCTCTTCTTCCTAGTTCACCAACCCAAACTTCATAGTCAGGAGAGTTGCCAATAGCCTTGATACCAAATGCATAAGTTTCCCCAGCATTTAGATAAACTAGTTGAGGGAAAACAAATTGTGTTTCGGATGATCCATCAGTGGATATGGCAACATTCTCTGTGTCAACTGTCACAAGAGAGTTTGGAATAATCTTATCTTGATCAGGTAGATTGTTGGTAACCTGCATCAAAAATGCTTGTACGCCTAATGAATCGGATTTCTTTTTAAAGAATAAACCAAGCTTCGAAACATAAACACCAGGGACTCCTGGTGGAGCTGTTACTCTAAATGTTTGTGAAAGACTTGTATATTTTATTGCATCTGACATCGTTATTCCTCAATTATTATACTTTCATATATCTATTTCTGACATACTCATTTTTCAAGACTCCGCCACCACCAGATCCTGCATTTCCACCGCCGCCGCCGGGACCTGTAGGTTGTGGTTCTCGTACTGGAACAGCAGATGTTGTCTTTAATGTAAAGTGCTGGGATGTGTTACCAATTGAGTTTGCATAGCCATTTGATAGATAGAAATCAGCCTTGACAAGTACAACTGTCTCTGAATCAGGGCCTGTATTTGAGTATAGTGTAATAGAGTCATTTGCGCATCTTGGTGAATTTGTTGGCGTTGAATTAAATACAACACCTGGTACTAGCGTCAACACTGCTCCAGTACCACCAGAGGTATTGCCATTGGTGCTATTAGCTGGGTTGGTTGTGTTTGCAATCTGTACTCTAATTTGTTCCGCTGGCTTGAATCCTGTACCAGGGGTAACGCCTGTTACATTATATGAAACGACAGCCACATCAGGACTTACAGAAAAGTCAAGATTTGTTGTAAAGTTTAGAGTTGTACCACCACCTGTTACTTGGTAATCAACACCTGGGGATTGTACAAGGCCATTAACTGTAACTTGGATGCTTGTGTTTGTACTTGAGGTGGATAATGTAAAGTTATTGAAGATAGTACTATTAGCAGTAAATGTCTGCTGTGTTACAGGTGTACCATCTGAGAAGTTACCGCGCGATGCCAACTCAACATAGCTAATGCTACCAGCATCATCTGTGAAGATTGTGGCAAAGGCATCAACCTGACCATTAGAGAATCTAATTGTGTCGTTGTTTGAGTATCCACTACCACCCGTCTCAACATAAACTTGAGTTAGGTTGGCTTGAGTAAATGTTCTCAATGATGTGGCTGATACTGGTGTTACGGTCCAACCAATATAGCCTTGATAATCTACTGATGGCTTAGCAATAACTCTAACAACAGTATTTGTACCTAGGGACACACCTGCATCATATGTCAAGCTCAAGTAAGGTAAATTTAACCCTGTGAAGCTTGGTAGATATGCATCTGTGCTCCAGTTTGCATAGATAAATGGATCAGATATTTGATTGATTTCAGAAGCAACAAATGTTAGTGCCACATTTGGTACAGCAGGTGGTGTTGCTGGTGGAGCAACAATTATTGGTGGTGGAATTAACTTAGTCAATCTAATCTGCTGACTATTGCTCTTCTTCTCATTAGCGGAGTCTGTAATCGTTAATGTTACAAGAACATCTAATACTGATCTATCAGTAGTAAATGGAATTGTATGAGGACCAACCCCTGTTAGAGTTGTATTAACATTTAGGATTCCAATTTCTGGGAAATCACCAGTATTGAAGTTCCACTCATATGCAGTAATGCTTCCGTTCTTAACGAAGCTGTCATCTGTAAATGTTAGCGTGAACACACCATTGCTGATATAGCCATTTGCATCACGAGTAGCCACAACGGTTGTGTTACCTGTATATGTAAATCTTGCAAATGCTTCAGGTAGTGTAATAACTGTGTTTGTTGAGTTATTACTTGGTGGTGGCAGACCTGTATTAGCAGGTGTGTTTGCATCTGGTGGTGGAGGTACAGGAGGATCAACAATAATAGGTGGCTGCTGTAGTGCGATGTCTACTGTAAAGTATGCATCAGCATAAGATTCATCAATACCACGATTCAATGTGTTTCTGTTTCTAATTGTTAGCTTATGGGTACCTGATCTTAATGCGAGAGCTGGTACAATAAACTTACCAATCATTTCACCACGTGAGTCGGTTTCTAAAATAGTACCCCATGGTGTTGATCTTGTAACAAATGTTTCATCGCCTGCATTTGGTGTTCCACTTAGCTCACCAAGAGCTGCATACTCTGAATTGTTGTTATCGTTGATAAACAGGTAGTGTATTGTATTTGGCTTCAGACCAACAGCCTTAAAGGCATACACTCTTTCCTTTGAAAGATACACAATACCAGTCTGTACTTTCTCGCCACTCTGGGTCGTTACAGATTTATTTGTTTCAATTGGTATTGAGGTAGCATTTCTTGCATCATTTGGTCCAGACTTAATGTTGTAATCGTCATTATTCTGAATACCCTCTCTCCACCAACCGTACTGTGTTGTGCCAGGAGTGACAGAAGCCATTGAACTATAGGCTTGGGCAATCTTAGATGTACTACCAACTGAAGCTGGTCTTGCTAAGAACTCGACATCGTTTCTTACTGTTGGTCTTACATCAATTGTGCCTCTAAAGGCAATTGGGGTACCTGATACGTTAACAGGGTCAGAGGCATGTGGTTGATCAATGTACACCTCATGCACATATGGCAACGTAATCATGTTGCCTGTTATCTGAACATCACCATATGAGTCCTGGTTTGTATCAAATTCCATTTCAATAACTTGTGGCTCAAACAATGGTCGTAGTAAGCCATTTTGTTCGTCAATAGCAACCTTGTAATCTGGGTCTTCTGTTCTACCAAATGCATGGCTGTTGAATGGATCAACAAAGAATCCATTTTGGAATCTTTGATCACCATTCTGGTCAGCAATCATTGTTGATAGAGCAATGCTTTCTAGCATATTGAGAGTGGTGTAGTATTCTAGTCTTTCAATTCTCTTTTCAAGAACTGAAATATCTCTCATTGTGAAGCGCTTGTTTGTTAGAATATCAATTAGAATGTTACTTTCTGGTCTGACTACTAACTTCTCTGTATCAGAAAGAGATGGATAGGCAGGAACTGATACCTCAGCCACGTTTAGTACATCTGGTAACATTGGTGACAATCTTGGATTGATACCAGGTAAGCCTTCCTCAACCTTAAACACACCCTCTGGTGTAAGCACTAATCTATCCTTTCTACCAAGATAGTATGTGAAATTTGTTGTTAGCGTTGAACCAGGATATGGAGTATATGTGGTTGTATTTGAATTGAATGTATTTGTTGCAGGCGGATTGATTGTAGCTGATGTAAATGATGATGTGATGTTGGCTGTGTTAGCTTTATATGGTCTAAAATCAATTACATCTCTGAGATCGTATGTAACTACTGTGTTGGCAAAAGTTGTGGTGTACGATGGAATTTCGTATGTTCTTAGTGTTAACTCTGTATTTGCAGTAGCTGCATCATTTGCCTGATATGATTCTACCGAGAAGAATCCTTCACCAGCTGTAACATTTGCAGTAAAGCAATCAAATTGAACCAACAAAAATGTGTTAGCTAATGTTGTAAGAGGTGATGCTGGTGATAGAGAAATCCTAGCGTGGTCGTAGTGGGTGTCTCTCTGACCATTGTCAAGAATAAAGTCGTTAACCCTGTTTGTCTGGGTAACAAAGTTTGATGAATTTGAACCAATATAAACACCCGTCAGTCTTAATGCATCAGGTACACCAAGTGACCATGGGCCTGTATTTCCGCCAACATTATTGGCAGTATTAATAATGACTACTGAATTTCTATTAATTCTCTTGGATATTGGGTTAGCTTCATTGTTGAGAGCCTGGAATCTAACAACAACGTTTGTTGTGCCAACATAGGTATTACCAAGATTAATTGTTGCAGTCTCGGTGCCTGGATTGACAACCATTGTTCTCTTGTTGCCAGCAGCTGGGTTCAACGCAATTGTTGAACCTCTCAAGTGCACTCTCGTATAGGTATTAGCAACAACACTTACTGCTGTGTTAATAGTCATTGACGTGGAGTTGGTAATTGATACGATTCTATGTGTGTTTGCTGAAGGCAGACCTGTGAATCTGATACACTCACCAGGAACAAAGTCCTCAGTAAATAGTGTACTTGTGCCAGTAATGATATTTGTGGCCGATGCCGCAACTGTACCAACTAGGGCGCTTGCGCATTGAGCATTGGCGTCTGCTACTATAACATCAACCTTTAGTTCATCAGCATTAGAACTACCAGTAAATCCAAGGATACCCTGGAGAGATCCAATACCAAATGTTAATAGACCAGTTGATTGAAGCTGAGCGCCAGCTGTATTAGCAGCTGTGTAGAAATAGTCTGTATCAGAAACATTATTGCTGTTTCTTAAATTCTTTACAGCCTTTGCATTCAGACTAAAGAACAGAGGAGTTTGTGTACTCTCCTGTAGTACAGGAACACCCCCAGTTAATACTAGATCAGCGAATGCTTGAGCGTTTGACCCATCATCGTAAACAACTGATCTCGCATCTTGGAATGTAAACGTACCAACTGGTCTATAGTTGAAGATGTATAGTCTATATTGTGCTAGGTGTGAACCCTTCAAGGCAGTGCTTGAATCGATATAGGTAACTGCTCGAATGTTAGCGTATCCAACGATTGTACCAGTTGCTGTATTAGCAACAGGCAATCTTTCACCAGATACAGCATCCTGGGCTGCATTGTAGAATCTTACTTCTACAGACTGGTTGACTGGGAAATAACCTCTTAAATCATCAACAATAACGTAATTACCATACGCCATTGTGATTGGCTGTTCTGATTCTGATATAGTATCAACGCCCTTTCTTCCCTCAACATTTTGATTGTTTAGGAATTCAATTCTCTTACCCTTAACGTATGATAAGCCCTGGCCAACTTCATAAACAAATTTGTCTGAATCACTACCATGTGGCTTTGTTAAGATTGTAAATGGCTTAACAACATAATGCCCTGACTCTTCAAATGTTCTCTTTGCTAGCTCATCACCAATAATATTATATTCTGTGTTTGTCTTTTGGAAGATAGGACCATTGTTACCAAACTCAACAATAGGGAATGCAATATCTGTATTAGAAATGGTATTGGCACCATTCTTATTTCTTGCAATCAATGTTGATGTAAGCTTTAATCTGTGGGCACCAGGTGCATTAATGTTTGTTGTACCAGAAGCATTGTCATATAGAGATGAATCATCTGTCTCCTTAATAACTTCTTCTTCTGTCTTGAAATATAGAATCTTACCACTTGGGTCTGGTGTATCCTCATTGGTAATTGTTGTATGAGCATCAACCTTAACAAAGTGACCTTTGTGGAAAATAATACCAGGTGATACAACAACGCCATGGGCAAAGCCAAGCGATGTGTAACCAAGCTCTGTATTGTTTGTAAGAGTTAGTACTGTGTCAATCAGAGAGTTTGCATAGCTCTCGTAATCTACACTAACGACATTTGCAGTTACTGCTGCATCTGTTGAAAGGACCAAGGCATCACCAGTTGCAAATGTCTTTCTTACGTTTCTTAATTCAACGTAGTTACCAAATGTGTTAGCATAGGCATTAACAACAAAGCCACGGGCCTGGTTTACGTTATTAATTAACTTTGAGCCAACAGGGAAGTTTGTTGTGTTGACAGTAATTACAGTATTAACTTGAAGAATAACTTTATCAATGTAGGATTTACCAGGCTGATAAATGCTGATTGTTTCATTTTGGTCAAATGTTCTTTGGTTATTGAAACCAGGCTGGGTGTATTGAATAAAGAATCTAGCTGGATTTGAGGATGCCTTGAAACCCTCTCTTGCAGAAATAATCTGGGCCACAACGCCTGAATTTGAACCTACAGCAATGGCATTAACAAACTGTGTATTAGTTGATGACAGAGAGGTGTTTGTATCAAACTGATCATTAATAGAAACATAATCAATTCTATTAAGATATGAAAGACCGCAACCCTTGATAATTGTACCATCTTTGAAAATATGCTGGCCAAATCTCTCAATTTGGTTCTGAAGAATGGACTGAACTTGGTTTAGTTCGCGAGCCTGGACGGCAACGGATGGTCTGAAGAGAACTCTATGGAAGTTCTTATCCTCATTATAGTCATCAAAATATGGTGATGCATTCAATACTGTGTTTGCGATATCAAGAGCCATTCTTAGAACCTCTAGAACTTAACTACTAGTCTAATTTGTTCGTTTGTTGTGTTTGATCTTTGTATTGGCAATAGGTTCTGTAAGTACAAAACCTCGCCTGAATACAATTTCAAATCAGGAACTGTTGTAATAGCTGTATTACCAGCTGCCTTAGAGTATTTAGCTCCCGATGCAACTATTTCTGGGCTATCGGCGCCATTTACAATATAGCCAACACCATCCATCACGATATCATTTACGAATGTGATTACGCTATTATTGCCGCGCGCCTGTGATCTATCAAGTCCAGTTAATACGACCTTAGATGTATTGGCAAATGCAACCTTAGCCTGTACTTGTGATCCACCACCTGCACCATCAGAACCAAGAATGAATTCACCTGGTTGTAGTAAAGCAGGGGTAGTATTAGAAGCAGTGATAGCTACTGTTTGATTGAAAAAGGCGTTGAAGAATCTTTTTCTAATATCAAATGTTTCTGCAACAACAGTATATGAAAATGGATTTTTTAGTATTAGGCTTGTATTATTGGCAATGGATGATACTTCTTTTTCCTCATCCAAATAAATGATATTATCGCCAATATTTAATTCTGTTGTAAACTTTGTACCAACACCTATCACGCTTAAGCTATTAGCAACAAGATCTATAGTTCCTGTACCATCAGATGTTGTGGAAGATAGAGGATTCTTTAATATACCTACAGATCTAAATTCTACATCTGAAGAGAACGAGAATGTTGCTGTATTTGAGAATACAACACCAATACCAACTGATTGGCAATATAATTCATCCTTGGCATTTGATCCATGGCCACCAGGTGGTGACATAATGGCTCTAACTTGGGCACCACTACCAAAACCTACCGATGTTTGAACAGAAACATTTGCTTGCTTATAGTTTCTGCCAGGATTAATGATATCAATCATCTCAACACTACCAGTGAAGTTAGTATTTGAGATGTTCTGCATTACTGCTGATGCTATACAATGTGAGCCTGTTTTAGAATCAATTTTAATAAATGGGCCAATTGAATATGGATTGTTGTTTGATACTTGGCTTGTAGAGAATGGAACTTTTAGAATAACAAAGTTGCCAGCCCCATTTGAAACATAATCTCTGATTTCTTTAACATAGGTTAAGTTTGTTGAATCATTAGTAATTGTGATAGCACAATTAGCAAAGAAATCATTTGAAGTAGATGTCCCAGTTCTGATTTGGATAATATAATTATTACCATTTGGATCAGTTCTGATTGTACCACTATCAGCGGGATATGAAGATCCATTGGCTTCTACAACAATATTAAAAATAGAACCATCGATGGCTGAGCTCTTTACGTTGGCATTTTCAATTACAGGAATGTAATTTTCTGTAGCATATGTCAGATAATCAATATTATTAATCGTGTACAGATATAACCATCTATAGCCATCGGATTCTTCAGGTGGATAACCAACCTCTGTGTGGGATGGTTCAACAGTTGAGATATCTCCAAGACCATTGTTAATACATTTGTATACTTTATTTTCAGACGTTATAACATAGAAAGCTTTTGCTAATAGTTCATTATCTTTATCATCATATATTGCATATGCTGTGTTTGATTGCCACTCTCTTTTTGCTGCCATTGGCAAAACATCATCGTCTGTAATCTTCATACCAAACATTAATTCATCTTGAACAAATACTTGAGATTCGTAATCATCGTCAATTGTGTTTGCTGTTATGCTTTCATTATCATATGGGGACTGTCTTGCAGCAAAGACGTAATAACTATCGTTTTTTAGTCTACCCTTCTTATATGTGTTGGCGGACGCGTTTGCTGAATATGCAGAACCAACAACAACTAATGTATTATTAACAATAGAGATAATTTGTCTTGATTCAGAACCAATAAACAAGCGGTCGTCTACTGTAAAATCAACAGTAAAGTTTGTTCCCGAACCTGTGACATTTGCGGATGAAGTGTTGACTGTTACTGTACCAGAAAGATCTGTGCTCAGTGTATTAGCAACAGAATCTATAAAAAGGTCAACTACGTTTCGCTTAAATTTGGTTAACATTACGTGCCCTAAATCCTATGCTCTAGTTATTTATATAAACAGTTTCATATGTTGTTTGAATGGCTGTGTCATAATTTGTGTCTGTTGCCTTATCTGTTATTCTAGATGTAGAGGTTGACTTAGATGTAGCAACCATTGTACCAGCCCCAGAATCTGTCAAGTAAGCTGTAGATGTATCAAATGTTGTAGCAACAGACGTTGTTCTAGTTGTATCAATTACCAATTGAGAGGTTTCAGTATTTGTTAATAATTGTGTTAGTCGTGTTGTTTGTCTGTCACCTGTTTCAAACACTGTTCCAGTTTCTACGGATGTGAGAGTCTGATATTCAGTGTTTCTAATACTAAAGTCAATCACTGTTGTTGTGTTAACAGATGTTAAAAATACTGTTATACCACTTGATGTGGTATACTCTGTTTCTGTACTATATGATGTAGCTGTTGATGTTGTTACCAACGTCCCTTGATCAGTTTGTGTAGCTGTTGACTTGCTTGTCAACATATCACTAATAGTTACAGTGGTAGTGTTAAATGATGTAATAGTACCAGTAAATGTATTTCTTGATGTGTTAACTAATGTACCTGCGCCAGAATCTGTCTGGAATGTGGTTGAGGTACCTCTTGCTGTATCAGTGTTGATGGTTGTTGTGGTTGCAAACTGTGTGATTTTACCTGAGCCAGTAATTCTTGCTGTCTCTGTAACATATGCAGTTGATGTGGTTAAGAATGTAGCAGTATCTCTTGTCGTTGCAAGACCGGTGCTATAGACTGTATCAAATGCTGTAGTAGTTGACTTCTGGGTCAATGCACCAGTTGCATATACTGTATTAAATGCAGTAGTTGTACTTTGTGAGGTACTCACCATTGTACCAGCACCTGAATCTGTCTGGTATGTTGTTGTGGTGTCTTTAGAAGTACCAAATTCAGTAAATACAGTTGGGTAAACTGTCAGTGTGCTCCTAGATGTACCAAAAGTCGTTGTTACAAATGGATCTGTAGCAAATGCTGTCGTAAACACAGTAGATGTTTGCTTACCACTCAAGTATCTTGTGTAAGTTGTAATTGTATTTCGAGAAGTACCCTTTAATGTACCAGCCCCTGAATCAGTCTGGAATGTGGTAGCTGTTGAGGCAACAGACTGGGTGATTAGGTAGACAGTGTCAAATGCTGTTGTAGTATTGTTTGTTGTGTTAAATAATGTACCACCACCAGCAGCAGTTTGGAATATTGTTTCTGTTGTCTTAGATGTACCAAATGTTGTCAAAGCCTGGGTCTGTCTGCTCGTAGCAATAACAGTTGAGTAAGAAGACAAGTATGATGTTGTAGTATTGATTGTTGATTGATATTCAGACAAATATACTGTTGTTGTATTCTTAGAAGTACTTGTTAGAGCAATAGTTTGACCAGCCACTGTATTCTTCGTAGTATCATACATGGAAGCTGTAGTCTTAGATGTTACGTAGTATGTTCCACTTGCTGTTACTGTAACTCTTGATGTTGCAGTTGTCTTATTTGTATTTGTTAAGATAGCAGTAGATGTAGTCTTAGATGTTGCCTTCAATGTACCAGCACCCGAGTCGGTCTGGAATGATGTTGTTGTGTCAAATACGGAAGATGTCTGGAATATTGTTTGCGTGTTGAATGTAGTAGTTGTGTCATATGCTGTACCCACAACAGTTTCAAACACAGTCTCTGTACCAAAACTGCTTGACATTAAGTATTGTGTTTCGGTGCTTTGAGTTGTATCAACTGTTGTCAACTTGGCAGTAACGGTTGATGTTAATGTTCCTGTCGATTTTGTTGTTAGAGCAGATGTACTGACTAATGTACCTGCTCCAGAATCAGTTTGAAATGTTGTTTGATATGTTGTGCTAGTGTTATTAACAGTACTCTTTGATGTGTCATATGTTGTTGTAATAACAGATGATGTGGATGTTAGTGTACTCCTACTTGTTGACGTTGCCTTTGATGTGGCAAAGGTAGAATTAAACACTGTATCAAATGTTGTTACTAGAGTACTTTGTGTTGTCTTAGTAGTATTATATGCTGTATTACGTGATGTCAAAATGTCAAATGCAGTTGTAGTATCTGTAGATGTTCCTATGTCAGTAACTTTTGATGTGTTAACTAATGTGTTATAGGCACTTAGAGTGCTCTTATTAGTAATTGTCGTAGTTGTTTTGTTTAGCGTTGTGGCAAAGCTAGTTAGGAATGAAGTTGAGCTATCAAACACAGTTGTCTGGTTTGTACCTCTTTTTGTATCAAACGCTGTTGTTATACCTGTTAAAGTATTAAATTCTGTTGTGCGAGATACAGTAGTGAAGTCACTAACATAAACCGTGCTGCGTGAGGTACTTGTTGGTTTAAATGTTAATTGTGATGTAGCAAAGAATGTAATGATCTCTGTACCCTTTGACAGAGTTGTGTTTCTAGATGTAGTCTGGCTTGTGTCAAATGTTGACACAGTTAAAAATGCTGTTACAAATACTGATGTTGTTGCAACGTTTGTATCATATCCAGTAGCAAATATTGTTGTTGTATTTGTCTGATATGAGGATGTTGTAGTTCTAGATGTGCCAGTAGCAAATATTGTAGACCTACTTGTATCAAATACTGTTGAAGAAGTTACCACAGTATTGCGAGAAGTTGAGGATGATATAACAGTTGATGTGTTGAATGTGCTTGTTGTGTTATATGCAGTTGTCGTTGCTGTATCAAATACAGTAGATGTATTTTTACTTGTTTCAAACGCTGTATTGAATGTTACATAACGTGTAACCTGGTTTGTATTATATGATGTTTGGAATAATGTTGTAGTTGCAATCAACGTTGGGTTTGTTGTTTGGAATGCTGTATCTCTTAAAGTATTTCTTGTTTCAAGAGCAAATGAGGTATCAGTAGTTTTACCAGTTAACACGTCTGTCGCAATAGTTGTTAAAACACCAGCAATTGTTTCGTATGTTGTTTCAATATTAGTGCTAAACAATGTTTGTGTAACAACAATTCTATACTCTGTTAGGATAGATGTGTCTGTGCCCTTCAGTGTACTTGATGTTGTAGCATAAACGGATTGTGTCAATGTATTTCTTGTTGTATTTGGTCCTGTATCAAATACAGTTGTTGTTGCAAATACAGTGTTGAATACAGTTGAGGTACTCTTGGATGTTAAGATCTGGGTTGCATAACCAGTTTCATAAGCTGTAGATGTTACAGTCTCTGTACCCTTTGTGGTAAATCTAGATGTAGCTGTTGCAATGTTGGTTGCATAGGCTGTGTCAATTGCTGTATTAAATACACTCGTAGTATTTTTTGCTGTATTGAATACTGTATTGAATACAGAGGTTGTTGCAATATTTGTTTCGTATACAGTATCAATAGCAGTTTCAAATAATGTTGAGGTACTCTTTGAAGTTAGGATTACAGTATCGCGGGAAGTGTCTGTTGCTATGACAGTATTAAATATTGTGTTTCTATTTGTTTCAAACGTAGTATCTGTATTATAGACTGTCGTTGTCTGGAACGCAGAGGTTGTTGACTTAGATGTTGACTTTACTGTTGCAGTAGAAGTGTCCGTTGTTTTGTTTGTTGCAAATACTGTACCATAAACAGTATCATATGAAGTAGTTGTTGCATATGCAGTGCCAAACACGGTTGTTGTTGCAGTACTTTTTGATGTTGCAGCAGCTGTATTAAATAGAGTGCTAAAGGTTGTGTCTGTTGCCTTGGATGTACCAAAGTTAGTTTCAAACGTAGTATCTGTAGCCTTTGATGTATTTCTAGCTGTAGCAAAATTTGTATCAAAGTTAGTAGTTGTATCAAATACAGTTGTTGTGGCTTTACTAGTCACGGTTGCCCTACTTGTTGATAGAGCTGTAGCAACTAATGTATTATATGCAGTGGTTGTAGCAACACTTGTTCCTGTAACTGCAGCAGTACTCTTTGCTGTATTAAATACAGTTGTTGTACCTCGTGATGTTACAAATACAGTTGTTGTAGCCGCCAGATAGGTAGTAACAAAAGTAGTAGATGTTACAGCTGACGTTGCTGTATCAAATACAGATGTGGTGCTTTTACTTGTAGCAGTGGCAGCTGCTGTGCTCCTTGCAGTATCAAATATAGTTGTCGTACTTCGAGATCTTACAAGTGCAGTTGTTGTAGCCGCCAGATAGGTAGTAACAAAAGTAGTAGATGTTACAGCTGACGTTGCTGTATCAAATATAGAGGTGGTGCTTTTACTTGTGCCAGTGAGAGCTGCAGTACTTTTTGCAGTGTCGAAGACTGTTGTTGTGCCTCTAGAGGTACCAAATATAGTAGTTGTCTGGAATCCAGTAACAAATGTTGTTGTAGTTTGGTATGTTGTATTAAATGATGTTGTTGTGCTAAATGTAGTTGTTGTAGATCTAGATGTAGCAGTAGCTCTAGATGTAGCCGTTGCCCTAGACGTGTCTGTGGTTCTAGATGTTGCTGCACTTGTTACGCGGGATGTGTTAATGTTACTTTGAATTGTCCAAATAAATTGAACGCGACCAGCACCACCATAACCACCACGATACCCTGTAACACCAGAGGTATACCCGCCACCACCACCGCCACCACCAGGAGCAGTGCCATCACCACCAACGCCTCCAATTCCCATATTGCCGCCGGCGCCACCATTTGCACTAGCCCCACCAGGTCCGCCAAACTCGCCTGCAGTTCCAGTTGTATTAGTTGTGCCTCCTGCTGCAGTTCCACCATCACCGCCATCACCATCATCATTAATTGTTGCGTTGGAGCCTTTAGAACCACCATATCCTGATAGAGCAAAAGAAGGATTATTACCATCGCCAGTAACTTGTGATGTTCCACCATCTGTAGGTGCGTTTTGGGTTGAAGCGTCACCCCCTGCACCAACAGCATATCCAAACGTCACACCACCTGTAACAGTTAAACCAGTACCGTTATGTTCTCCATAGCCACCGCCTCCACCTCCGCCGCCTGTAAACTCTTGTTGGCGACCAGTACCACCTGCACCACCGCCACCCCAAACTTTAATAACCACTGATATTGCACCTGATGGGGCAGTAGCAGTTCCAGAACCAGAATTGTAGGTATCTGTTTGTTCAGTTGTAGAAGTTGTTTGATAAGTCGTACTATATGTCGTATCAAAGGTTGTTGTGGTGCCAAATGTGGTTGTTGTATCGAACGATGTTGTTGTATCAAACAGCGTTGTCGTGGCCCTAGAAGTTGCTGTGGCTCTACTTGTACCAATTGTTTTTTCAGTCGCTTTGCTTGTTCCACGGTTTGTTTCTGTTAGAACATTTGTATCAAATGCTGTGGTCGTTGCAAAGTTAGTTACATACGTTGTGTTAAACGTGGTTGTAGTGTTAAACGCAGTCGTTGTTATAACACTTGTAGCTGTACTAAATATTGTAGTTGTATCTCTGGCAGTATTTTGTGATACAGTGGTTTGGGTTGCTACATTTGTTTCAAATGTTGTATTAGTGGCAAAGTTAGTTGCATACGTTGTGTTAAACGTGGTTGTGGTATTAAACGCAGTTGTTGTTATAACACTTGTAGCTGTACCAAATACTGTAGTTGTATTTCTGGCAGTATTTTGTGATACGGTAGTTTGAGTTGCTACATTTGTTTCAAATGCTGTTGTCGTTGCAAAGTTAGTTGCATATGATGTATTAAATGTTGTTGTCGTATTAAACAACGATGTTGTTGACTTACTAGTATTGTAACCAGTATCAAATGTTGTAACAAATGTAGTTATTGTATTGAATACAGAAGTTGTTGATTTACTAGTTGATGTTAATTTGTTGGTATTGAAGATGGTATCAAATGTTGTGCTAAAGACAGTAGCTGTTGATTTAGATGTATTAAATACAGTTACATAAAGAGATGTTGTACTTCTTGTTGTTGAACCAGCAGTATCAAAAATTGTAGCATAGGTAGTTGTTGTGTTTGTTGCCTTCGATGTGTTAATAGTTGTATCTGTGGACTTTGAAGTGACAAAGTTTGTGTCTTTAGATGTGTTAAATACAGTGGTTGTTCCATACTGTGATGCATAGAATGTATTATAGACAGTTGAAGTTGTTTGAGATGTATTGGTACTCTTGCTTGTTAGAGTAGCAATTGAGGTATTATATACAGTATTTCTATTTGTATTGTAAGCTGTCTGGGTAGCGTAAATTGTTGTATAAGCAGTACTATAAACTGTTGTAGTTGTTCTACTACTATCAAAGATTGTTGTTATTGTTGTGGCTCTACTTGTAGATGTTACTCTATTTGTACCAATTGTTGTTTCAAATACTGTTGATGTTGTTTTTGTTGTGGCATAGGATGTAACAATAACTGTATCAAACACAGATACTGTATTAAATACTGTTTGATAAGCTGTAACATACTGAGATGTGGTGTTCTTAGATGTACCAATGACAGTGTCAAATTCTGAAATGTACGCTGTCGTTGTACTCTTGGATGTTGCTACAGTAGTATCGGTAGATTTAGAAGTAGAGTATGCAGTAACAAACGTTGTTGTGGTACCTGTTCCAATATTTGTATTGAATGTGGAAGATACAATGGTCTGGGTGCTATAGGCAGTGGTTAGCTCTGTTAGTCTGATTTGCTCAATCTGGAAGCTAGTCTCAAGAATACTCCGTGGTATTTCTTTTCTAATCTCAACAGAGGCCTCGGCACTAGGTGCTTTGGTAAATACAACACTACCACCAGAAATGGTATAATCGGTACCTAGTACCTGCAATACTCCATTTACTTTGACTGTTAGTGTACTCATGCTCCACCTGGGATAGCAAACGTCGTCGTTGACCCATCCCCTATATATGCTTGCTGTATAACGTCTGGTGTTGCAGAGGTGACTTCATTGCTTACAAGAACTCTACCAAACTTTTCGACACCAGCTGGATGCCAAAGCTTTCTTAGAAGGTCACTATACTTATTGAATACAACTGATGATCTTACTTCATAAGAATAGTCTTGATAATAAAAACTGTCATGAATGAACTTGTCAGAATTTAAAAATCCACGAGTTGATTTGAAATTACCTTCACCCTGACCCTGTCTTGTTAGTAATACAGTGCCAGATGTTATTAGGTTTGTGTTAGACAATGAAACAAGAAGGGCTTCTTCTCTTTGTTCATAACCTAGACCTGAGTCAATAACTTTGACTTCTCCCAGAGCATCAGAGCCAAACCCAGCAACGCCAGTTACAACGGCATTGTTGCCAAGTTGCCCATTACCTTGCTCGCCGCGGCCAGCAGGATGTTCTTTGTCGGGTAGCTCCATTAGTCCTATGACAGTATCTGTCACTGTAATTTGTACATTCGTTGTATAATCTTGGCCAGGATTGGTTGTAAAGATTTTAGATATTGTACCAACTTCATAATTCTGAAAGCTTAACGCATCTTTGAGGATTGTATCAAAGCCTGCTGCCACATTTGAAGCAAGACCATAACCATTTCCAGTTGGATATGATAATTGACCAATAAGTGTATTATCAACATTATTGGCAGTGACAATATAATTTAGTGTTTGGCCAATTGTATTAATTTTTACAGCAGATGAAAAAAGAGATTTAACATTGGTTAAAGCGCCAATTCTTAAACCTGCCTGGTCGCCGCCACCTGCAATTACTGGCACTAGATTTGCGCCAAGGCCTGCTGAGGCTCCGCCAGTTGAGTTTGCTATTGCAACTGTAACAGTAAATGCATTTGTTGTTAAAAATCCATTACCGCCATTAACTACATTAATGTTATTAGCAAGAATTACACCGCCAACACCCAAAGCTCCAGCTAAGGTTATTGTTGCATTTGCTGTTCCGTTTGAACATGTTATGACATCTGTATTGCTATAACCTGTGCCACCGGCCTCTATAACAAGCCCTGTGACAGGACCTTTAATCAAGAAAACAGTATTATTAACAGTATAACCTGAGCCACCATCTTCTAGATTAAATGAAATTGTACCATCAAGTTCTTTTAATTTTGTTACAACTACCTTACCGCGAGAACCTCTACCTTGTACTTCCAGTATGTCGCCAACAGTATAACCAAATGGCGAGCTTCTATTTGAAACATCAACTTCTGTCATTGAACCAATAATCTTTGGTGAGTTAATTGCTGTTACAGATGGAACCTCACCTTCTGGCAATTTGGATTCATCAATTAGAACAACTTCATCATGTCTAAAGTTACCAACTACATCCGTTAGATAAAAAATGTTTATGTTTTTATTATTAACAAATTTTGTCTGGAAACTTTCAACATAGGCCCTTGCGCCAGATATACGGCCTCTAATAAACTCACCAACAAATAAACTATTGAAAGGTTTAAAGGATACCTCAAGATAAATGTCTCTATTCCAATCACCATCTGACAACCTAAAAACATCATCCCCAGGTTTGTATACACTAATGTTATCAGCAAACAAAAGTTGGAATAGAAGTTTTAGGCCTCGCTCTGTACCCTTAGATCCATATACTTCTTTAATGTGCTTTTGCAGCAAAACCTTATCGCCAGCAATATCTTCTGGGATAGGGAACATATATTTCTTTTTAAAATTATTAATAAAGACATCTACTGTTTTATCAATATCTCTATATTCTAGCAACCTTCTAGAATCGTAAATGACCTGGTTTTCTGATTCAAGCCACTCAAAATATGCTTTTACAAATGCAATGAATAGAGGACCCTCTTCTTTATAGATAGAGGGAAATTGACTGGCAATAAATGGAGATATAAACTTTTCTAGTTCTTTCATTATGCTCTAATGCCGCGGGCTGAAACAACAAGGTTTCCAGATACAATCTGAAGGACCTTGTTAGCATTTGTTTCTATATCTAACTTCTTTGTTCTACCATAAATTTCTAATTCATTATCTAAACCAACATCATCGTATACAATAGCACCAATAGATATTGTACCATTGGTATAATCAACTGTACCAATCTTATCTTTTAATAATTGTACAACTCCATTGACAACAGATATAATCATTAGATTGCCTTGGGTGTCGTCTTTAATTTTGGCAAGGTAATCTATATTATTTAAATTGAATGTAAACAATGAAGACTCAATTGTGGATGTTGTGTCTTCATAAATTTTTCTTGTTGTTGACACTTCTCTTCTTAATTCATTTTCAAAGGAGAATGCAATTCTAAATGGAACACCTGTGTCAACTTCAACATTCTTAATAATTCTTAATTCTGTATTGTTACTAATAATGGCAGATTCAGAATCATCAATGGCTTTAACAAGTTTGGAGTATCTAAGATCAGAACCAAATTTAGCAAGATTGTCACTAGCAAATAATAAAATAGTTGACTCAACAAGAGCTTCAATATCTCTTTCAGATCTTGTTGTTTCATTAATATTGTAGAGCACTTCTGTCACAACTTCCGCAAAGAAATATTCCGGATCTATAACTACTGGATCAATAGAGATAGCAGATCTTTCCTTTAGGAAGTTAAAAATTTGCGTCTTTAGTGGTGTAGGCAACTTAGTACCACCAATTGGTTTAGCTGCAACAATTACCTTACCAAATTGTTTAGGTTCTGTTTCCTCACCACCAAATGCTGTAACAATTTCCAGGGATGGGAATGCTTGTTTTGTTAGAGCAATATAATCTTCTACTGTCACAGCTCTATTTTGTGTAGGGAAGTATCTAGGAGCATTGAACTTAATTTCTTCATCAGTTTCATGTTCTGCACCGGATGCGGCAGCACTAACTGTCGCTATTGCTATAGTAGTGTACCCCTCAACAGCATTTGGAGCAGTAAACACTTCAACACCATTGGCATCGAGCCCATTTGTTTCTCTATAGTTTATAGTAACTAAGTTACCATCGGTAAGTTCCCTACCAATATCCCCATTACCAAAAACAACTTCATATAAATGGTCTTCCGCGCCTTGTATAAAATAGATATTATCTGTATTATCAAGATCAAATAGGAAAGTTTCTTTATTGTACTTTACTTCCGTCGTTGCTGTGTTTGATTCTTTAACAGTAATATTAATTGATTCAATATCAACATTAGCAGATTGTAATAGATAGCGTGCCGACCCATTAGCTATAAACACTTCTTTAACAATGTTACCCTCATACACTGCTACATTAGCAGCTGTATAGAAGCCATTGTTTGCCCTGATTGTAAGTGTTTCATCAGTCGTAAAGAAGTAGGTAGTATTATCATCTGTTCTACCACTGATCTCATAATATTTTGGAATTGTAATAGAATCTGGCGTATCATCAGGTGTAATAGTAATATTAACATAGGCAACAGCAGCTGTTCTAGAACGTGGCGTATAGTTCAGTTCCTTAGCATGCGAAACAATGGATTCTCTAAGTTGAGATGTATCTAAGAACATCTCACTACCAACCAGGTTTAGATACACACCATTCATGAAGGTATTATAGGCAAGAAGATCCAGTAATACAGATAAGTTTGAGCCTTCAAAATCATAATCTTTGAATTGCTCTTGCTGGGATAGAAATGTTTTTAAGCTAGATTTGTAGTTCTGTAGATCTAGCTCAGAAGTTGTTAAGAATCCATTTGCCATATTATCTTATCCTCTCTAGAGCAACTTCAAGTGTTTGTGGTTGCTCAACTGAGTTAATTCTAAATTGTATTGTTACTTCGTAAGAATTTCTATCATAATCTGGCGTGGCAACTACCTTATCAAGGATTGCCCTAGGCTCATAATTCTTAATTGTGTCTGTTATATAATCTTCTAAAACTGTTGTTGTCATACTAGACATAGGTTCAAACAAAAGAGCTCTGACATTTCCACCAATTTCAGGATCTAAAAGTCTTTCGTATCTGTTAGTCAAGACTAAACTTTTAATGGCTCTCTTTACACTGTCAACCTCAGTAATTCTATTAAGATCACTGTTGAAGGGATTTCTGCCAAAGTTGATACCCAAATCAGAGTATCTGACATTCCTCTTAATAAATGTTGAAGTTGTTTTTGTGTAACTAGACATATAAAACCTCTATATCAAGGTTATTTATATTAACCATTTGCAAATACATTTGGTGACCCTTCGGTGATTGTATTCTGCTCAGGCGT